CGACGGTTTCGTTTACTAAAAAGAACTCAACGGCTCCGTTCGCTATGTTAGTTAAATAGAAGTCGACGGTTTCGTTTACTAAAAAGAACTCAACGGTTCCGTTCGCTATGTTAGTTAAATAGAAGTCGACGGTTTCGTTTACTAAAAAGAACTCAACGGTTCCGTTCGCTATGTTAGTTAAATAGAAGTCGACGGTTTCGTTTACTAAAAAGAACTCAACGGCTCCGTTCGCTATGTTAGTTAAATAGAAGTCGACGGTTTCGTTTACTAAAAAGAACTCAACGGTTCCGTTCGCTATGTTAGTTAAATAGAAGTCAGGCCAGCTTGGCGATTGCGTTTACCCCTCGAGAGGTCAGTTTGTGGGGTGCGCAATTGGCAATAAAACGTGGGCACTATTTTACTTAGGTAAAATTGTCATACTTTCGTTTTGCTAAACGTTTTTAAACGCATAAATCACAACTAACCCCCCTAAAACAAATTAAATACATGAAACAAGATTACTATAACTCAAACCCTAAAAACAACATTTCAAAAGAAACCCAAATTACCAAAGTTGCGATTATCCCCATATTTATATGGGCGCTATTGTTGGTTGCCATAATGGTTTTTTGCCGCTGTTCAAAGCAAAGCATTGTCAACGAAGAAACGAACAAACCAGCGTTTTCGGAATGGCATTGGGCAGACTGCCTACCATCTGCAATGCCAATAGGTGCCGACCAAGACTGCCCTGGAGATAAACCACTTTGGGAAATATACAACAAAACAAGTATCATCGTTTGGAGATACGAGGTCTTTGGAAGAACAATCTACAAAGATGAATATTTGTTTCATACCTGGAGAATCTACGACACTGTTTATTGCCTTAACGCAAACGACGAAAGAGTAGGCACCCATTACAACCTTGGATTTAAATCCTTTGAACACGCACCAGACCCGGTCACGGGGTTATATCCTCACTGCGACGATGTTGGGGTAATAAATGGGGTTCTTTGCATTTTTGGAGTAATTAAAGATGGAAAGGTTGCACCGAGAATTTGGTAACAAAACAAAACAAATGGAATCTTTAAGCCCCCAAGAAGCCGTGGCAGACTTGGTGACCGTGATTGGTACCAAGGATGCTGCTCGATTTATTAAAGAGATGTCCCAAATACTTGCTGTCCAGGCAAAGAACAGGATGATAGAGGCCGAAACAGAGCTAAAGCAAATTGTAGATATTTTAAAGGTTACAGTTTGACGGGATTTTTTCGGCAGAGGAAATTGATTGATTCTTTTTCCTATTTTTTTTAACAGATCAAAAACAAACAGTTGAGAGCTAAAAAAACACTAGGAAAGGTTGTATACGAAAATCTTGGCGTAAAGGCCAGGATGATTAATGAGAACTCTTATACTTCCGAAACACCGAAAGGAAGAATAGGCGTTTACGCAGGAAGACAGCGCCTTGACAAAAACGAAAAGGGTGGTTTCAAAACAAAGAAACAAGCAATAGAATTTTGTCATTGGTGTAGGTCGTAATTTATTATATAAAAGACCCAGTAGCTCAGATGGACAGAGCATCTGCCTTCTAAGCAGACGGTCACAGGTTCGAACCCTGTCTGGGCCACAAAATACCAAACAAAGAAAATGACATTAGAAGAAGCGACGAGCGTAGTTAATAATTTCAACATAGTATTTCTAAACAAAAGATATGTTGAAATAAGGGATTCCCCTTCTAAGAATTACAAAGAACGACAAATTGTCGGAACCGCGTTTATTATAAATAGAAAAAACTCTTTTTTGCCGGCCGTTAAGTTGTACGACCTTGAGGGATACCATAACATAAGACCTGGGTTTGTTAAATACCCAATAGATCAAATTGAAACAGAACAGTTGAAAGGAATAGGTATGTCTAAGTTTAATACAATCCCTGAAATGCTTGTTCAATGTACGGAAGAAAAATACATGGATATTATATTTAATTTCCAAAGCGAAGAAAAAGAACTAAGACAAATATTTTCACCAAAAAGATTTGATTTGGTTATGTATTCAATAAAGAACAAGTGGGGATTTAGTATTGGCGTTGCAATAAAGAAAGAACAGAACGGTACATACTCATACTGCTCATTTGGAAAAGAAGAAGATATGGAATCTTTTCTTTCTAGATTTAATTTACAATTCGAAAAAAACAACACATGAAAACAAAGCAGCAAAAACTTGACCTTGAAGAAAAGGAAAACGAATACATCTGCCCAATGCGTGGGTGTAATCAAAAAAATATTAGGTTTTCTATAATAGGTCTTTGCAGACACATTTTAGATCATCATGGAGAATTAGAACTGCAAGAAAGACTAAGAGCAAGGTTTCAAAAATCAAAGTAGTATAAATTAGTCAAAATTTAATAACAATTTAAAACAACAAGAAAATGAAATGTCCATACTGTGTAAAAACAGAAATTTGTAAAGGTGAATATCCCGAAGGATGTTTTCTGGAACACGAAAAATTAAAAATAAACCATAAAGCACTTTTAAATGAACTCGCTGTTAGGGGTAATTTCATATTTCCAAAAAACGAAAAAGAGGAAACGTGGTTTAATGAGGGAACTGATGCCCAAAAATGTCCAAATTTATTGAGGCAAATTATGGATGCAACGGATGGTATGGGTTAGGGTTGCCGCTAACACCCGGATAAAGGAACCTACCCCCCCGGAAAAAATTAAACCACAACACTTCCATGAAAGATAATACAACCACAAGGCCCGCAATTGACGGCAATAATTTGTTATCGGCCGGGATTGTTGTGGTTTACGACAATGAAAAATTTAGAGTGCACTCTCAAAATGAAGATGTAAAACATACACTTATAGAAGATGATACAAGGTTATTCCAAGTTGAAACTCGGTTGTTGCGGGTTGTTCAGCCTTGCCGATAGCGCTGGCGCTTGCCGAAGTGTGGGATTTTTAAAAACAACAAAATGGAATACAAAGCAAAAGAATTAAAAAAAGACTTAATCACAAAGCGGTGTATCGAAAACGATATGACAATGGATGAGGCTTGTAAAGAAATAGGAATTTCAAAAGCAACTTTAAGCCGTTTAGAAAAATCGAAATTTCCTGATGTAGAAACTTTAGGAAAGGTATGCACTTGGTTAGGAACAGAGCCGAATAAATACTTTGTCATTATTCGTAAACGTCAAGATGGATTTAAGCAATAATATAGTAGTGCTTTTGCCCGAAGAAACGGTTGAAGAAGCCGCATCCCAATTATGGATAGACTGTTATCCGAATTGGTTAGATAATGGACTTGTAGTAAAAAAAGTAGTAGCAAGGGATTACGCAAAAATGATTGCAAACGCTATTATAAAAGAAACCTTAAACGAATACACCAACGATGAAAACCACGTAAGAGTTGAGTTTTGGCGAAAAGTCCTAATCCATTTAGATGAGGCTTACTAGCATTACGCCAAACCCGTGTGATAGGATAGTTTTATTTTTTTGCGGGCTGGCTTAAACAAATTTTAAAATGAATTTAATAACCGTATTAGAAATTAAAAGCAACTATCCAAATGGTGACATTTTGATAACAGCAACACAGCACAAAGAAACAAGTAAGTGGTTTTCACAGATGTATCTTATGAGAAATGGACGTATTCACAAACTTATGCTTTCCTATGATAAAAGTGAAAAGTTTAATGGGTGGGACACAGATAAAGAAGCAAAAGACAAAATGGAAGAAGTGGCTAAAATGGCAATTAATTATATTACCGAGAGTGGGGAAAAATAAAATTTCCTATAACGTTTTGCAGCTTCCAGAAGGGAGGGATTTTAACCACAAATTTAACTAGAAAGATGAAAGATAATTTAACCACAAATGTTTCTGACGAAGCACAAAGCCCCGCCTTTTTGGTAGGTGCTGTTATAAGAAGGCGGCATAAGTGGAAACGAACTGGGCACTTACTAAACCATGAGTGGACTTGTGTTAATTGTGGATGCGTTAAAGATGCAAACAGACTTTACTCAACTGAATACCGATTAAATGGAGTAACCTATGAATCAGCACCAAACTGCCCTGGTGCTTGCTTATAACACCCGGTCAAAGACCTACCCCGGAATAGCCGAGGCAATGGCTGTGCAATGGGGCTAAAAACCCAAAGAAATTATAATATGGCAACAAGACTAGACTTAGCCGAAGCCCAACTATTGGGTTGGTCAAATGGGAAACATGGAACTGTTCTCACTTCGTTGATAGAAGGCATGGGATTGACACTATCTGAATGGAATAAAATCAAATCTCAATACCCATCTACATTAACTGAAAATGAGAAGGAAGAAATTGACGACTATTTTATGAAGCATGGGAAAAAATACAAAAGAAATGACAAAAGATAATACAACCACAAAACCCGCGTTATGCGTTGGTTGCCGTGTTATATTAACGAAATTTGATCCAGAGGAAGGTTTCCCCACATCTAAATATGGAACAGTAATTTTTGATAACGAAGAAAACTATTATAGAAAAACGATAAATGTAAAAATGGATAGCGGGGAAACTTGTTATTCTGTGCCAAAATGGTCGGCAGGGGTATTAGGCAATGACCGCTAACGTATCGGGGGGGTTGGCGAAGGCTGGCTTCCACTAAACTTAAATACAAACAAAATGAAATTATATTTAAACACAATACTTCACACAAAAGACGGGGCTAGGGTCGGTAACGCGATAGTTACTGGAAGAGCTGGCTATCATTGGAAAATAACAACTGATTATGGCAATACATTAACTATGACAAGCGAAGAAATTGACGAAATTTTCAATATCGCTTGGCTGAATTCGTCAAAAGAAGAAGGTTGCTCCTGCGAAGAAATGCAAGAAATGATGTCGTCTGACCACAAGCACAGAGTTGTCACGTAACCCGACCGCTAACACAGCGATTGGTTTACGTTTAATTAACTTTTTGCTATAGAGAAGTTAATTGAGCTTTGCGATTAAGTAGGTTTTATTTTTATAGACCTTACCAAACGTTAATAGTTTTAACTTCAAATATGGAAACGCAAGAAGAAATCTTGTTTAAGCTTCGTTTAATAAAAAACGAAATTATTAAACAAGAGCAAAATAAGAAAAACAATTCACCATTTACCAGAAACGGTAGAATAAAAAGCATGTGCGAAAAAAACCCTAATCTTCTGCTGCTAATACAAAAGTTCGACCTTCAGTGATCTCACTATTTCAAGCGCCGATAACCAGTAGCTCCGCAAAACTTATAAATAAGTTTTTAATATACGAGATATTATCTAAAATACAAGATGGGACCTGGAAAGACATCATTGATGGACTCAGGAAAATAGAAGGAAAAAAAGAACGAAAAGAATATAAGAATACTTATCTGCCGTTCTTTTTTCCAAGTTGCGAACTTTATAGCATAGGAAGACACAACGCCGATGCGGTTCAACATACCGGCATCGTCGCGATTGACATTGATAATACGAACCCGGAAGAGTGTAAAGATAAATTATCGAAAGACCCGTATCTATATGCGGCCTTCGCCTCGTCGTATGGGTTTGGTGTATGCGCAATGTTTGTTGTCGACCCGCCACAGCTATATGGCCAAGACCCTGGCAGGTCACTGGGTAGATTTCATAACGCAGCATGGGATGGATTAGACAAGTATTTAAAAGAAAGGTACGGCGTTTTCCCAGACAAATCAGGTAAAAACATATCAAGAGCTAGGTTCGTATCTTATGATGACAAAATGATTGGATTCGGAAGTTCAGCAGTTCCGTTCCCGGTAAAGTTAGATACTGATTCGATAAAGGAAATAGCGCTTATACACGATAATAACGCTACGCCAAGCTTTGTTATTGATATACTTAAAAATTACATAACAGCAGAAATAAGAAGGACGTATTTTACAAGAGATAATCTTATAAAGGCTGGAATTGATGTTTCTGGTTTTGCTCATGACAATGTAATTAGACTGAGCTGGTTTTGTGGCGGATTTAATAACATAATAACAGACGTTGGAAGACAAGTGCTTGCTGAACATTTTATAAGTGAAATGGAAGGCAACCCAAACTTCGAAAGATCGCAAGATTCTAGAAAATGGTTACACCAATACGACAAAGGAACAGAAAAACCGCTAACAATAGACGATCTTCCCGGGGTAGCTGGGATAGAATTCACGAAACAAACAATAGAAAACGGAACATCTGCAGAAGACGACAACCTGTTTAGAGTAGAATGTAGATCGGCTATATATAAAAATAAAATGTCTCAAGCTTGGATTGGTGAAAACTCAGCGATGAGAATGATGAGACTTGAGGACGGGATTAGAATTGCAAATGAAGAAGTAAATACTTTTGGTATTAAAATAAAAGGTATAAGAAAAAAAATATCAGCCATGCAGTTCGTGGTAATGTGCAATGCTGCAAATGTAAAATACTCAGAATCCATAAAGCAACCCGTAGACATAGGAAGAGACCAACACAAGGCGTTAAGTAAAGAAGCCCTAAGATCAATTGTTGAGGAATACACTGGTGTTAGGTTTTCTTCCGAATCGACAACAGAAGGATACGCAAGAATCCACGAAGGAGAGAAGTTTGACCCAATAAAAAATTACCTGCTATCAATCCCCAAATGGGACGGGCACGATTATATTAAAGAATTGAGCACCTATTTTGAAACTACTTCCAACGAGGCATTTTTACGTTTCTTAAGCGTCTGGTTGATCTCAACTGCAAAATGTGCATTGGATGACATGTATACCAATAGATACGCGCTAGTGTTCACCTCAACGCGCCAGAGCATTGGAAAATCATTCTTCTTTGGCAGCTATTTAGTTCCGCCGTTTCTTTACGCCGAGGGTGTTGAATTAAACGGAAGAGATGGAGATGTTGGTCGGGCGCTTGCGTCTGCGTTAATTGTGAATCTTGAAGAATTCACGGCTCCAAAAGATGTGTCGCGATTAAAGAAAATTATTTCGCAACCCTCTTTTGTTGGAAGACCTGCGCACGGTAAAAGTCCAGAACTTCATATACGAAAAGCCAGCTTTGCCGTCTGCACAAACGACCCAAGGTTCCTTACTGACGTTTCAAATACTAGATTTTTATGCGTTAGCATTAAATCAATAAACAGGGAATACAGTAAAAAAATAAAAGCAGAAAATATATGGGCGCAAGCCGTGGCGATGATTCAAAAAGACCCGATACATTACAGCCTATCACAAGAAGAACTAGATCAACTTGATTCATGGAATAAAAAATATATTGTTGTTGATAATGCAGAACAATTCCTAAACAAATACTTTATCAAGGCAGACGAGAATACAATAAATGCGGTTCTGTTTACATCAGCAGAAATGCAACAATATGTTGAATTAAGAACGGGAATAAGATCACATGAAAAAGCATATAGAGAAGCCATAAAAAGATTAGGCTGGTTTCCAGACGATAATGGCAAATATAGAATAGCAGAGGCCATTGTTATTCCTGATCAAATAGGTCAAACCCTGCCTCCGGTTGTTCCGAAATAGGTGCTTAATGATTTATAAAAAATACAATACCAAAAATCAAAAAACAACCAAAAATAAACACTTGATAAATAAAAAGCATCAAACTACTACTATAGATTAACACTAACATTTTTAATTAAGACTATCTTAATGATAATTTTTAGTGTTAACTAGTATATAGAAGTTGCAAAAACACATCGGATATGTTTACAAAAACAAAATTGTATAAAACATTGAAAAACAATAATCGTGCAAAAGATAATATCTACTCCGGATATTCCGAATCTTGGTTACAAGCCGAGTGTTATAAACAGTTTGTAAATGAATGGCCAGAATACAAAACCCTGTTTAATTCTATTCCAAATGAAGGAATAAGAAGCGTGATAAACGCTAACAGAATGAAAGCAACTGGGTTAACAACGGGGTTTCCAGACACTCAAATAAATCTATTTGGAAAAACCTGCTTTATTGAATTTAAAATACCATCTGGGAAATTATCCCCGGGCCAAATACTAGTAAGATCAAAATTAATGTCGCATGGTTTTGATTACCATATTTGCAGAGATTCGATATCTTTCTGGATAGCGATAATTTTCTCTTTCGAGGAATTAAGTGACGCCCCGATTGGGCCAGGGTATATATTAAATAAATATGTAAACGCAACACATGGATACGATTTTTATAGGTCTTTGCCTTTTATCGGAAACAATGACTACATGATAATAGCCTCGAGATATTCTTCAAAATATTCTTTCGGTGATATCAACCTTAAAGAGGCAAAAAAACAAGTCAACATAATCCTAGACCTACACTAATTTCAGAACCATGATAATGTTAACAAAAAAACAAGTCGAGTACAGACTTAAGCTTTGGATTTGGATAATTGATAACATTCAACCCAACAATACTTACGACTTGATGATCTTTTGTAATAACGATAAGCTAAAAAAACAAATTGTTACAGAACACATAAAATCCATGATGACAGATAGAGTAGACTTTGCAAACGGGTTTGAGCTATTATTTACAGAAGATATGAATGGTATATTAAAAAGGCAGCTATCATTTAAGGAAATAAAAAAAATACAGTCACTGTTTACTTGAAAAAAAATGTTTAAAAACGTTTTTACCTTGCTAAGTTTTGTTATCTTTACAAAAATGAAACGATGAAGAATATTCTTTATGAGGCGGACCAAATAATTAACAACAGATCAGAGGAGGCGGATCGCCAGTATGGCCCTATTGATCACTCGATGGAAAAAGCATCATCGTTGTTTAATATCATGTCTGACTCGCACATCAAGCTAGACGTAAAACACATGTATTATGCAATGATTGCATTAAAGTTAAGCAGAGAGTCCCACAGACACAAAGAGGATAACCTGCTCGACGCATGCGCATACATGGGTGCCCTTAATAACTACCTAGAAAAAACCAAGCAATGAAAAACTACAATACGACAGACCTGGACCCGGAAACATCATTTGAAAGGCATGTTTATCATCGAGACCAATTCGCCCATTATTTAAGGTGGACGCACATATTGCGAGAAACAAAGATTGGAGAAACAACGGTAGATTTTGGTTGTGGGAAAGGAAACCTTTTAGAGGTTCTTTACCGAAATAAATTCAAACAAAAAAAATACATTGGTATTGATATTCGAAAGAAAACAGTTCACCAAGCGGCTGAAAAGTTTGATTTGCCATGGGCCGAATTCTACGTAGATGACCTTGTGAAACCGAAAATCGACTACTCGCTTTTTCAGGCCGACAAAGTCGTGTCATTTGAAGTTATTGAACACGTTGGAAAACAAAACGTGAATAAGTTCCTAATCAATTTTAAGAAATGCGGGAAATTATGCGCGAAATATTACCTGTCCACCCCAAATTTTGACCCAAAAGTGGGGGCGGCTGGAAACCATACCTATGACTCAGGAGACGAAAGAGGAATCGACGTTCAAGAATTCGATCATTTTGAATTACAAGAATACATTTTAAAGCACTTTGATATTGTTCAGAAGTTTGGAACCTTTGCATCAATCAGAGATTACAAACCACTTTTAAACAAAGCCCAAAAAGAAATGTTTGATGCATTGACTAAGTATTACGACTCTAATCTTGTGTCGAACATTTTTGCACCACTTTTTCCAGAACAATCAAGAAACACGCTTTGGGTTCTAAAACAAAAAAATTCAATTTAAACCATGGAAGATACTAAGAAACCATTCAAACCAGTAGCCAACCCATTGGTTCTGGTACAATCGAAGAAACAAGAGCTAGGAAAAGAAGAAAAAACCGCCCTCTTGAAAACAACCGAAAAAGAAACAACGAAAAAACCAAAAGCCGACCCCCCTGATCAGGCTGTTGCGAAAACAACCCCCGTTGCAAAAACAATCCCCGTTGCGAAAAAAGCAACCCCAAAGAAAGTAGAAAAGAAAGATGTAAAGGTTGATAATGTAACCGTGGAAAAAACGTCAAATGAAAAAAAGGGACGTGGAAAACCAAGGGTTACACCAACGGACAAGCGCTATGAATTTACACTAAGAAGCGGCGAAACCCACTGTGGGAATTTCATTCGTGATTATCCATACAAAAACGGGAGGACGTATTTGTACATCATTGCAGACAATGGTAACAAGTATTTAATCAACCCGGAAAAGGCAACAGAAATCAAACCTGCTCCCCCGAAGGATTTTTCAAGCAAATCAAGTAAATAGTCAATACACATGGAAAAAAATTCTATGTTTCGAGATATCTTACTTTGGGCTGCAGAAAAACGAATTCTTTTTGACGGGAATAACATCACCCAAACGGCAAAGCTTGCCGAAGAAGTTGGAGAAATTGCTTCTGCAGTTTTGCGAAACGACAAAGAAAAGATTAAAGATGGAATTGGCGACTGTGTTATTGTTCTCACCTCTCTGGCTTATCTTTCAGGGTTAAGAATAGAGGATTGTATACAACACTCTTACGATGTTGTAAAGAATAGAACCGGTGAAATAGTGGGAACCAATTTTGTCAAATCTGATGATCTTCCATAACGCTCAACAAGCGTTCGAAAGAACATATAAGATAATCAACGAAAGCGGTCAGCGTATTCAAAACACGCTGGCCGTTTTCAATTTTTCTTTTACGATACTAAACCCAAGTGACAATGTAATAAAAACGCCGTGGAGAGGATTTAAAATTGACTACGCGGAGATAGAATGGAATTGGTATTTAAGTGGAAAAAATAGCGTTGAAGACATAAAACTTCATGCTAAAATTTGGGACAAAATGCACGCAGGGGATAATATAGTTAATTCAAACTATGGTTATCAATGGAAAAGAGGAAACCAAATTGACTATGTTATCAACGAATTAAGAAGAGATATAAATTCAAGAAGATGCTTCATTACAATATATGATGCAAAAGAGTCTCATCTTTATTCACACGATACGCCATGCACTTTGAATATTGGGTTTAATGTTATAGCCGGTAAATTAAACATAATAGTCCTAATGAGGTCAAACGATCTTTGGTTTGGATTTTGCAATGACCAATATGCGTTTTCTAAGTTGCAACAACTGGTTGCTAGTGAATTAAATCTAGATATTGGTACTTATTATCATTATTCTTCAAATATGCATTTATATCTTGATTTTTTAAACAGAAATTAGTTGTAGTTTCACTTTCCGAATGGCGTACTAATCGATTTAAAAAAACGACTATTCGTAAGTTATTTTTTATTATTAATATCTACAAGATGTCAATGAGAACCGCTAAGAAAAGGCAGGCCAAGATGATCGAGGCTTTGATGGCAACCAAGGGGCATATTGGTAAGTCATGCAGGCTCGTGGGTATAACAAGAAAAACGCATTATGACTGGCTGCGTTCTGTTCCGGATTATAAAGAGATGTATGACGACGTGGAAGATGATATATTAGACTTCTCAGAAGAAAAGTTGCACGATTTAATTGACGGGGTTTATGTGGAAGAAATAACCCCAGAAGGAGAGAGAAACGTATATAAAGAAAAGCCTTGCAAAACGTGCATTATTTTTAAGTTGAAAACAAAAGGAAAAAAGAGGGGATATGGACAGGAGGAGGAAAACGTCTCAAGGAACATTCCTGTTATTCTTAATATTGTTGCCGCGTCTGCAAAGAAATAATTAAAAAATGGTTGGCGCAATAGAAAGGGACATTGTTGTTAACGATTCATATTTAAATCTATTATACAACAAGAGTTTTTACTTGATACTAAGGGGATCGGCAGGTTCTGGAAAATCTGTATTTGCTAGTCAAAAGGCGTTCATAAGATTATACACAACCCCAAGGCTTCGTGGATACGGGGTAAGAAAAGTTGGGGTAGATATTGAAGGTTCTGTATTTAAAGAATTTAAAGAAAGAATATACGAAAACGGGTCAGAAGACGATTGGACGATTAATAACACAAAACATAGTTTTTATTGTAAAAGAAATGGAAGTGAATTTGTTACTTTCCACATGGAAGACGAAAAAAGAACCAAGAGCATAGTCAAGGCAGATTTTATTTGGGTAGAAGAAATGGACCAACTGACATTTGACGATTGGGACCAACTGGGGTTAAGGCTCCGAGGAAAGCCTGTTGATTATATGCAAATAGTTGGAAGCTTTAATCCAACTGACGAAAAATCTTGGATTAGACCAAGGTTTTTTCCAGAAGAAAAAGAGACAGAGAAAATATTTAATTTAGACCTATCCGAATTAGACCCCAAGACCGGTGATTTAATTGAAATTAAGGCAACTGTTTGTCAATTTGATTTTAACGACAATGAATACCTTTCGCCACAAGACAGAGCTCGGTACGAATTATATAAGTATACTAATCCAAGGAAATATGAAATATACGTTTTAAACAAGTGGGGAAAATCAGACGTTGGATCGCCTTGGTTGTTTAACTTTAACAGAACATTTATAACAAAAGAAAAATTATTTAAAGAAGACAAGCCGTTGATCTTTAGCTTTGATTTTAATTATGACCCCATGATGGTTACGGTTCACCAAATGTGGTTTGATAGAGGACATCACTGGAGGATTATTGACGAGATATCTATGTCCAAGGGTTCCGTCCCCGGCATAATTAAAAAGATACAAGAAAAATACCCAAGTAGATATCTAAGCAATTGCTATGTGACTGGAGACGCAACAGCAGAAAAGAATGACATAAACCAGATAGACAATAGGTCTTCTTGGAAGTTGATAAAGTCATTGTTAAAAATATCAGATAATAGGTTTCATGTTCCGTTGTCTAATCCAAGAGTTTCTGATAATAGGGAGCTTTGCAACTATATTTTTTACGCGCATAAGGATATATTAATAAGCGAAAATTGTAAGATATTTATATATGAGGCAGAGAACACGGAGGCTGATGTTGACAGTGGAATTCCAAAGAAAAACAGAAGCAAACTAGAACAAAGGGCCGACGCATTGGATACGGTTCGTTACGTAATTAATAGGTATCTTTACGACTTCATAGATAAGCCATCTAAATACAGATAACCATGCCATGCACAGCTTGTTTTGATATTTGTAATATTTATAAGGGATTGTCTAGCGTTAATAATATTGGAGTAGTGGACCCAGAATATAATGGGGAAAGTCTCTTGGCGATTGTTACAAATCTTGGGACCAAAAGAACAGAATTTTTTTCTGTTGATGTTGACGAAAATTCAAATGTTCTTTTAGACCTTGTTGATGATTTTTTTGAAGACGGTCAATCATATAATATTTATATACTTGAACCAATTTATGTCGACGGGGAAGACACTGTACCTATAAGGCCGCACGCTTCTGAATCGGCATTCTATGAGTGTTTACTTTTTACAATAAAAACAATATGTTAAAATGGGAATAATAGAAGTTTTGTGCATCGTGTTGTTTACTTCTTTGTTTGTTATTGGTACATACGAGGTAACAAGAAAAGGTGAACCGCTTCACTTTGTTAGGAGATTCCTAGACAGGTTTTTTACTGACAAACAAAATAATCCAAGTATATTTTATTATCCAATACTACATTGTCCAATGTGTATGTCATCTTTATACGGAACTACAATATTTGTTGTATACAAGAATTGGAATTATATTAAATTAATAAACGACAACATTGAATATTTTGTTATAATACCAATTGTGATTTGTTGTTATGGTTTTATCTCAATAGTTTACGACACAATTAGTAAATAACATGAATTTTTTTAATAGACTTT